GGTAACGGCGTGGTGTAATGCCTTTTGCCGTTAAGCGTAATTCTGGTTGCGGCCCTGTTTAGGTTCCGCATGAGATCCGGTTGCTTATCCTGGACCTTAATCCAAGGATCCGATAAATCTATCTTAGCAACCATTGAAGCTTTTATATATTATCCTCAAGTTACCACACTAATTATCAAAGTGCGAACGAACGGTTTTGTGTACGCAATCTCCAGCATCCTCCTGGCTCTATTGACAGTTGTGGCCATTGATGCTTACCTGATTTTTATTGCCTCTACTCCAGGACAATGACAGGACTCGATAAGTTCTGGTACTCAATCCGTGGATGGTACAGCTGCACCTCCTGGATCATTACTGAAATTGTCAAGGAGTATCTCCCAGACCTAGTCTTCTGGAAGCCACCCACTCACCCAGATGATTTCAACTGGTATGCAGAGCGTGTCAACGGAAGGCTTGCCATGCTAGCAGTAACCATCATCTTAATCACCGAGTTAACCACCAAATCTTCCATTTGGAATCTTGTCCATGTCCTGTAATCTCACCCGTTTCTACTACGACCTTGACGGCTGGCCCGTAGTGGAAGACATTGAAACCATTGAAGCCGACGCATTTGAACAAAGCTTACAGAACGAAGATATCTCTTATACTCGGGTTGATTTGTAAAACGCCATGACTAGCTGGGACGACTACTTTACCGAAGTAAAACCAAAGCTTGGCGCCAGGGCACGAGGCTTTGAAAAGATCTTTGCTTACCTGGATGAAACCACCAATCCAACCATTATTGAAACTGGCACATACCGCGAGGAGAACAACTTCACCGGAGATGGTTGTTCGACCCTCCTCTTTGACAACTACGTCAACGATCGTGGTGGCAATGTAATCTCTATTGACAATGATCCCAAAGCCTGCGCCCTGGCATCGGCAAACACCAGCAATCTTACCGAAGTTGTCGAGTCCGACTCAGTTGAATTCCTTGGCACGCTACAAGGAAATGTTGCACTCCTCTACCTGGATTCCTACAACATCCAAAATTGGCACAATGATTGGGCCCCGGCTGCACACCATCTTAAGGAATTGTTTGCAGCTAAGGACATCATTCAACATAACACCCTTATTGTCATTGATGACAACATCAAGCACGAGGGTAAGCGCCTGGGCAAAGGACGCCTGGTCTACGAGCTGATGGAGTCCTTGGGCATCGAGCCATTCCTTGACGACTACCAGGTTGGCTGGGTGTGGCAGGGCATACTATTTGGGTTAGTTTAAAAGACGCATGTACACCAACACGTTTATACTTAGAGGACCCCGTACTTCTGAAATGTCTTTATCCAGTCAGGTCAAAGAAGCAGTCAATCAAGCCGCCGAGCACCTTCGTGATGCGCTTGCGTTTGCCGCCAGATCTGAACATCCAATGACCATAGCAACTATCTCCGATCTTCTCGTACGTTTAGAATCGGTTGAATCCATGGATCAGATCTTAGAGAAGTTTGGTCATGGCCACAAACAAAAAGAGGACAGTCCCTTCGGATGAAGAACGGTTAGACCGTTACTTTGCATGGTTGAGTTATCAAATTCCCAAGCCACCCCTTGGGTGGGAGTTGAGTATGAAACCATGTAAGTGGGCTAAAATATTAGAAGAAAGAGTTACTTTAGAGTGAATCCTTTTCAATTGGCTGGAAAATTTAACATAAATCCTTTGACTCAAACAGTTCTCAATGAAGGCGCCAAGTTGGGGATTGGTTTAGGTAACATGCATTTTTCTAAAGATCCCGTTAATAAAGCCGCCAGTGCTTTATTTGGGTTACCTTATGTATCTTTACCAGCTTTAGGCGTCACAACAATTAATGCTGGTGCAACCGCACCGGGGACACTGGATGAAGCACGGCGTTTAGGGTTATTTAAATAATGGCTCAGGACGATAGTAAGTATTCAAAACCAGAGTTACGCGAGCGCATCAAAGATCGAGTGATGGCTGGCTCCAAGGGTGGCAAGCCGGGGCAGTGGAGTGCACGCAAGGCTCAGCTTGTTGCACAAGAGTACGAAAAAGAAGGAGGGGGATATAAGGGAGATAAGGGAGAAAAGCAGAAGTCCCTGGAGAAATGGGGCAAAGAGAAGTGGATGACTAAGGATGAATACGAGAAACGAAGTAAAGCCAAATCTGCTGCCAAAAAATACAAGGACTCAAAGTAATGGCAGACAAAGCAATTCAAAAAGGATACACAAAACGCTACCTACCAGAAAGCGCCTGGGCCTCACTGTCAAAAGAAGAACGTCAGGAGACCGACCAAAAGAAACGCGCTGGTAGCCAAAAAGGAAAACAGTTTGTTCCTAATACAGAAGCAGCAGAAAAAGCTGGGCGTGCGGCGCGTGCAGCCAAACGTTACAAAAACAAATAACCCACTTATACTTAATAAAGATTCCTGATTATCATGGAAAAGAAAAAGCCTGTTCCCCCCAAAAAAGCTGTGCCTCCCGCCAAGGGAAAAGGTGGCGCATCTGCCAAGCAAACCGAGGCTCGCGATAAGTTCAAAGAGATGATTGCCAAGAAAAAAGATGCCGCAGCAAAAAAGAAAAAGTGATAATGTATCGGAGAGCACCAAAGCTCCAGGGTAATAGTCGAAACCCTGACACCTTACGGTAGGGCTTGCAACAGCGGTAAGGAGGATACAATCCCGGTGTGCGTGGCCGGGATTTTTTGCTATGCTATCAACAGTTGCATTTACAGTTTTGAAGCATGTCACAATTTAATGTTGGTGATACCGTCACCAAAATGCACGGCAAAACACCTGCAACAATACTGCGTCGAATCTCATGGCGCGGCAGTACTACTAATCCATATTGGTACTGTCAGTATCTAGCACCAAGCAAAGGATGCTTTGAAGCTTGCGAAAGCGAATTAAAACTTTACGAACCCCTTGAAGAAATTATGGCTGACACCAAAACTCTTTATTCTTTCAAGAAAGAAGACGGCACAATTGCATATGGCAGCCACATTGGCACCAACTCTAGCAACAACTACCTAATTGAAGAAAAAGGGACAAACAACATCCATGTAATTGCTCCTGCAGACCTGGAAGAAGTACTGCCCTACACTTTTTCTGCAGCAATGAATGGCAAAGAAACACATTACGTTTGCCAACCAGATACAGTAAAAAAGGGAGATTATCTCTTGTATACAAACGGTACCACGCCACAAATTGCCGTAGTTATTGCCGTGGACACAAAAAATAAAACCGCTCGTAGCAAGTTCCGTGGCAAACGCTTGGTGCTTGATGACCTTTGATTTGTTATAATATCTTTGATAGAGGTCAGGTCCCTGTCTGGATACGCCTGGTTAACTCACAGCCCGATTGTCGGTACGCCAGTTACACCTGATCCATCCCACAGTCTGAACTTGGCATTTGTCTTGGGAGGACTGTTCGAAGTCCTGGGTTTCCAGGCCGGGAGATTGATCACTCCCGCCCGTTTGATTCACGAAAGAATGCGTAGGCATTAGTGCCAACAAGTACACGCAGGCTACAAGAAAACCGAAAGAGATTCTTGGAATACAAGAAGACTCTTAAGTGTGAGCACTGCGCCCTGGAAGACTATAGAGTCCTTGAGTTTCACCATATAGGTGACAAGGATTTAAATGTGTCAAGTATGGTGAATCACGGATACGCCTGGCGTCGTATCCAAGAAGAAATCAATAAATGTATTCCGTTGTGCTGCAACTGCCACAGGCTTGAACACTGGAGTGATTAACGAAAGATTACCTGGCCTTCAGGATTTACTTGTAAATTAATTGTGTATGGAGTTCCGTAACCTGCTCTTACAAGATTTCTTCCTACATCAGCAATGCTGTTTGGCACTTGGCTTTTTGGTTTGAATAGGTTTTCGCCTAATAGGGGTGGCACATTAGTTCCTTCTTTTTCTGCAGGGGCATACATAAAGTTGTAGCGTTCATTATTAACGGCATAGCCATTATTAGTAGGCTCTGCCCAAAAAGAACCCAACGAATTGCGAAGTTGCCAACGTTGTCCTTTATCATATGAAAGCGTAGGACGAAGGCCAGAACCAACTTCAGGACTATTTTCTGTAGTGGCTTCAGAATGTCCTCCGTAATAAACCGGAGTCCTGCCTTTTAAAAAATTTTGTTTGGTCCAACTTTGTTTGGTCCAAGGATTTGCATTAATCATTCTCTCCCGATTATCAGGAATTTGAAACTTTTGTTCTTGTGTTTGAATATCTTTGTATAATTGTTTACCAACTTCCGGGGTTACCTGTAATCCTTTTGCGCCAGTACCTGAAAGATAACGTAAAAACATATTTGTATTTAGATCGTACTGATTTTGCAAGTTTGGATTTTGTTGATAATAATCAGCAACGCGTTTAACTTCTCCTGGATTTCCCATCAATATGGCAAAAGGATTAGAGCCTGCTTCAGTAGTGGCCCGGACAGCATTTAACAATTGCCCTTGACCAGCAAAGCGACCCGGTTGGCCAGAGTATTGAGGTCTTTGTTGTGCAGCAATTCGTTCAGCCATTTTCCGTTCCCCTTCTTGACGAGCACGTGTCAGAGGAGATGCAACACCTCCACCAGGCAACCAACCGCCTGTAGTCTTATCTACTTCTTTATATTTTTGCCTAACTTGATTTAAAAATTTTTGAAATAGTTCCATCACCCGTTCCTCAACGTAGCCTTAACAAACCAAGCGGCTTTAAATGCTTGGCCAACAAGATCAGCCATGTAGTTCTGGATGTCAATTGCACCAACCTTTTGTGCTACAGGCTCAAGCTTCTTGGCTTTCATGCCCAGCTCTTCAAGGTTCTTGTAGTACACGCCAAGCATGTCATTGCCCTTGTAAGAGGTTACTGCTTGCATGGGAGGGGCTGCATCCTTGAGACCGCAGCCACACATTGGCATCAGGTAGTCCATGCTGCGAACAAACTCAGCAAGGGTATCAAACTGTTCCAGGTGAGCCTCGTATTGATCCTTTAGGAATGCGTGGACCCCAAGGAAGTTTGATCCCTCGTAGTTGAGATGAATCAAATGTGATTGGGTCTCAAGTTCCTTGAGGTAAGCGCAAAGTGAAATGCACTGCTGGATGAATGCACCCACATCACCACCAGCCTTGGATTTAGCAGGAGCTTTAGGCTTGTTCTGGGGCTGAGGAACAGGTTGTGCCTGAGGAGCTTCCGCAGCCTGGTACTGTTGAGGGGCAGGAGTATACATGGTTACTTATCAATAGTTCTAGTTTAACAACGTTAGACTTTTTATGTTTAATGCGAAGCAAATCAATTATTTGAAATAGTTTTGCTAGACTATTTTCAATAAGATATCCTTCAGTGGCAGCACCAAACCTTAAAACGCCAACTACAATAAATGGCAAAACAATAGGGTATGCCGTCACCACCTCGATGGCTGCAGCGCTGAGCAACGGCGCCAGCAGTGGCAAGGTGCTAAAGATCAACAGCGTCTACTGCGCCAACGTGGACGGCACCGCAGCGGCTGACATCAGCTTGGAGCATTACAACGGCACCACTGGCTTCGCTATTGGCAAGACGATCAGCGTGCCAGCTGACGCTACCCAGGTACTGGTCACCCGCGAGGCATACATCTACCTGGAAGAAGGCCACAGCCTCCGCGCACAGGCCAGCGCCGCCAACGACCTGGAGCTGGTCATCTCCTACGAGGACATCAGCTGATGCTCGGCTTCAACGGCGGACTGCTGGGATTCAGGCGCGAGCAAAAGCGCACCACTCCTGGTCTGTGGTTTCCGAACGAGCGGGCGATTATTGAAGGCTCTGATCCCTACTTTGCCAATGTAAGCCTGCTGCTGCACATGGATGGCAGCAACAGCAGCACTACGTTTACGGATAACAGCAGCAACGGGTTTACAGTCACGGCTAATGGCAACGCGCAGATAAGCACGGCGCAGAGCAAATGGGGCGGTGCAAGCGGATACTTTGACGGAGCAGGAGACTTTCTGACTGTTCCGGTCAATAGTGCATTTGAGCTTGGCACAGGTAATTTTGATGTAGAACTATGGGCTCGGTTTGATTCTGTTAGTTCATTAATTCCATTAGTCAGCCTTGGCGTTGGCGCCATCGGGGGCGGGTCTCCAACTACATCCGGTTGGGCGTTATTTTGGGAAACAGATAATACACTTGCCTGGTATAGATTTGATGGGACGACTTCAACAATAACTAGCCGCGCATGGACCCCAGTTGTCAATACATGGTATTTCATCAAGGCCACTAGAAGCGGCACTAATCTGCGACTTTTGGTAGACAATACACAACTTGGCGCAACGGCTACAGACTCAACAAGTTACAACAAGATTAACAACGATGATCTGTACGTAGGTCGTTTTATTACTGGCCTTGGAACTTATTACATGCCGGGCTACATCGACGATCTCCGCATTACCAAAGGCGTTGCCCGCCCAGATGTACTTCCGAGTGGTCCCTTCCCGAACTTCTGATGCTCTACTCCCACCGCCAAGCCGCCCCAGCACCATTGCCGCACCGCATCCGCTTTGCGGACGGCAGCACCCGCACCGACAGCACCACCTTCACGCCTGACGAGCTGGAGCGTGCCGGGTACAGCGGCCCCTACGAGCGCCCCGAGTGCAACCCGAAGCTGGAAACGATTGACTGGGACGGCAGCGCCTTTGTGGTGCGCCCCTACAGCTTCAACGAGCTGCAAATGCAGCACGCCAAGGTCCGCGATCAGCGCATCGAGCTGCTCAAGGCCAGCGACTGGACGCAGATTGCTGACTACGACCTCGGCGCTGATCGTGACGCCTGGGCCATCTACCGCCAGGCCCTGCGCGATCTGGCTGATGCGCCCAACCCATTCGACATCACCTGGCCGCAGCCACCTACATTAACGACTCATCTTGAGATTTCTTCCCAATCCATGAGGGTAACCAACGTTAGCGCTGTTACTACCAACACAATCGCCACGCATCCTTCCTGGACAGAAGCTCAAGCTTAATTTGGTTTGCTAGACTTATAAAAACAAGATGATGCGCACATGTCTAAATTTCCTTTGATAAATTCTGAAGGCACTGCTATTTACAAGCAGTACTGTAATTTTCCTGGCGTTTCAGCGGATACGTATCAATTAAATCCCCCTGGACTAACAACAAAAACAACTACTGCTTACACTTTAAATAATGATGACAATGGAAAAATTGTTGTTTTTACAAATTCATCTACTATTACATTAACAATTCCAGCAGGATTATCCGCACGTTTTACATGCAGCATCGTCCAATACGGAACAGGACAAATAACGGTAACCGCTGGAGCCGGCGCAACTTTACGTTTACGGAATGGCACTAATAAAACAGGTGGCCAATATGCAATTGCATCTTTAGTTAGCGTAGTAACAAATGAATACATTCTTACCGGCGATACTACGAGCTGATCAAAATGTTTATACTTCCTCATTTAAAAGCTTTAACAGCTGGAAACTTTGCCTCTACTATATTTAAAAATTCTGCCCTTGATTTAAACTTTGCGTCTACTAAAAGTTTAATTGATTCTGCAACTGGGCAAAATTTAGTTACGTTTACCCGCGCCAGCAGTGCGACCTTCATCGACAGTGCGGGAACGCTGCAGACGGCGGCTGTGGATGTGCCGAGGTTTGACCACAACCCCACAACCGGCGAAAGCCTGGGCCTGCTGGTGGAGGAGCAGAGGACCAACAGCATCCGCAACAACACGATGGTTGGCGCGGTGGCTGGTACGCCGGGGACACCTCCAACAAATTGGAACCAGTCAAACAATACGGGTCTAGCGGCAAATGTAGTCGGCACCGGCACGGAAAATGGAATTACATACATTGATTTTCGCATTAACGGCACAACTACAGGCACAGGTCAGACAAACATTGTGTTTGAAACCGCCACGGGTGTGCCAGCTTTAACTGGGCAGGCCTGGACGCTAACGAACTACATCAAAGTGCAGGCTGGCTCAACCGCTAATTTCACAAACATTCGCCTTGTTTTGCAGGAAAACACATCAGCAGGTGTTGCGGTGGTTAGTGGCACACAGGACATGACTATTCCTGTTACACCACTGGGGTCTTATAGGCCATCGTTTACTAGAACACTATCGGGAGGGGCTACTGTAGCCGCCCTTATGCCTTTCATTCAATGCAACATTAACACTGGCTTGGCTGTTGACATCACCCTCCGCATCGGCCTGCCCCAGCTAGAGCTGGGTGCATTTGCGACCAGTGCGATCCCAACGTCAACCGCAGCCGCCACCCGCAGCGCGGACGTTGCCAGCATCACGGGGGCGAACTTCAGCTCCTGGTATCGGCAGGATGAGGGGACGGTGTTTGCAGCATACGATCAGCCAGCAGTTGGAGGTTCGATTGTTGTTATTGATGACGAAACCGCTAACAATTCGATCAATCTATTTAGCGTTAGCGTAGCCAATCAAAGAGTAAGCTCAAACATGCTTGTTGCATCTGCAAACCAAGGGCGAATGGATGCTGGTGGGACATTCACGGCAAACGTTTTGAACCGAGCTGCGTTGGCAGTTTCCGCCAGCGGAAGAGGGCTCTCTTGCAATGGCTCTGCTGTTTCTACAAGTGCAAACCCATCGTCCATGCCAACCCTTAGCAGGCTTGCGATTCAAGGAGATAGTAGTTTTGTTGTACAGAAAGGAGGCACCATCCGCCGCCTCACCTACTGGCCCCAGCGCCTCCCCAACAGCACCCTCCAGGCAATCACGCAATGACCCACTACATCCGCTTCCCCGACGAATCCACCGGCATGGCTGCCCTGGATGCTGCTGGCCTTCTTTACACCGACGATGATGGCGTCACGCATCCCCTCACCGCCAGCCACACGCACGCCCTGGATGTCATCGGTCCCATCTACACAGGCGGCACCTACGACCCTGAGACCGGCGAGGTGCTTACCCCACCCGTGCTGCTGAGCGGCTGGCACGTCAACTACATCGGTGAGCTGCCTGATGGGTGGGACGCCTATGTCGTGACGCCGGAGCAGCCGGTAAGAGTGTTTGCAACATAATTATTGTTTACAGCTACTTGGTACTGTTGGGGAGCAGGAGTATACATAATTTTTTAACTGTAGTTCTATTATAAAAGGAAGTGCAACAATAATTTTATGCATTAAAATAAAAAGATAAAGGCAAAACTCATGACAGCACATCCCCCCGATAGTTTATTTTTTACTTATCCTTTGCTTGATGCACCCGCTTCGTGTGATTCCATTTCTGTTTATTTACCTCCAACTATTGTCACAAAAAACTATTCGTTGTTTGTAACAGTAGCATCAATTAATACCAACGTTATCATTGCACTAGAAGCATCAATTGACGGAACCCACTGGTCTAAAATAATTGCCAATACAACCATTACCGCTAACGGTACAACTCATTACAACTCAACAAACCACCCGGTGAGATACGTTCGACCAGTATTTGTATCCGAATCGGGCGGCACTGCGGCAACTGTATTATTTTCTCTTGGCACTGGCAACTAAAATTGTAGTTTTTCTTGCCTCCATTCAGCACGCAAGTGGCCATAGTCCCGTGGCTCAGTAACGCTTACATCAGTTGTACCACACACACACCACAAGTTCCCATGTGATTTGTAGAGCAATTGTCAGGTCCAATATAAGTTCCATTTTTATACCAGGCACCGTGCTTTACGCCGCACTTGTGGCATATCCAATTCGGATAATTCACTCGCTTTTGTTTCTTCATTGCCTTCAATAAGATCAACTAATGTTTTGCACTTGAGGTAATCATCTTGTGCACTCTTGGCTACATTTGTAGCTGCAATCAAGAATGCTTTGTAGAACTGTTCAGCACTTAGTTCATGCGCAAATTCACAAAGAGTGTCACTAAAGTGTTCGATTGCTTTCTGTAGATAAATGTTGTCATCTACCTTGGTAGGTTCAATATCAACCTCGGCAAGTTCTTTGTAAAACGAACGCCAGTCTGGCATCTCATGCGTAGCTTTGGAGGTGTCGTGCAAATTTTCGCGTGAGTCTTTAGACATTAACGGTTCATCCATGGAAGCAACAACGGCGTGAGTGCGGTACCACTTTTGCCATTCCTTGATGGCATTGATGGGTTCGTGGGGATGGTCCATAAAAGAAAAAGCACACCCGCATTGTGATGTGCTTTGAAGCAACTGTGTTCAATATAAAGCTTAAGATATAACTACCACGGGTTCTGTGTCAAGCGCAACCGCTGGCAGCAAACCAGCCTCGTATTGACGCACTGCTTCCACCATTTGGAAGTACTTCTCCCGGCAGTACGGACCTGCCTCATTCAGGCAGAAGGCTTCCCACAGGCCGGTGTAGAGGCCGTGCATGGGATGCTGCGGGTGCTGGCGTCCAGAGCACTCATACATGTGCTCAGTAAAGTCTGCTTTCTTTTGCTCAGTAATAACGTTCCAGTTGCGGAGTTGTTCCTTGAGCCAAGGCGTATCAAAAGCCCCAGCAGTTTTAAGTTTGATTGCGAGGTCGTCAGTCATTGGAATCCAGTGCGGTAATGGAAGTGAATACAGAAGACACAGTGGGGCTTGCTTCGTAGAGGAGATCATCAATCTCATCTTGGAGCGCAATCGCAATATCCTGCGGCGTTTTACCACCGAAGGAGTCATACTCTACTTCAATATCAATTGCAAATGACACCGTTAGTTTTGGCACAGTAACTGGTTCCATCAATAACTGGAAGGACCCAGTCACTATATCAGTTATTTAGAAGTCGTTCCAGTGAATGGGCTTGATGTTGCTGGTAGTAACCAAGACGCTCTTGGATTACGTTGTAGTAATTGATAGCACCATCTACCATTTCTTCTGCCGTCATTTGGCCTGCAAGGTTTTCATTTGCAAGCATGGCGGCAGTAAGGATGACAACTCCAAACTCCTGCTTAGAACCAATCAACGCAGA